CTTTATTTTCCGATGAAGATTTATCACCACGTTGAGCAGACATAATTGCCATTCCACCTTTTTTTGACTTACTCATCACACGAGTCAGAGAAGTTTCCTGAATAGAATAGCATTCTAACACAAATTCCTTAAAAGTCTTCATTTTAATCTTTTTAGGTATTTATCATACAACGAACTCCATAAATTGACCCAGAACTTTTTTATTTAACTTTTTTGTCTTCAGACTTTTAACAAAGGCATTTTTGATCTGTGACTTTGTGGCATCTTCGGCAACCTCAAATTCAGTATCTTGTGAAAGTGCCGAAGAAGACAATCCAAAATAAACATCATACCCAGAATTATGAATTGAGAATGATTTTTCTTTTTTCCACGAGTTCATTATTTTTTCATATTCATTCGTATCACAATACCTTCGAATAAAGTTACTACAATCACGAGACTCAAGAACACGAATGCCAATAAAATTAATATCACTAAAATTATCTTTTAAATTTCGAAGAAGAATATCTGGCACATTCATAAAATCACCACCAAATGAATAGGTATTTCCAGTCTTACGATCCCTCAAAAATGAATAAGATCCAATATGAGCAACTCCCATATAAGGTTCTTCTTGATTTCGACGATAAACCTCATGGTGATATTTGATGGGAGTTGCTTCACCATCAGTTAGTATTATACACTGAACTTTTTGAAGTTTATTTTCTTTCTGAAACTTTGGTAAAAGTTGGTGAAGAGCAATAAGTGCCTCATTTAAAGGAGTTCCAGAAAGACTCAATCCCAAAGGAATTGGAAATTGGCAATAATATTTTCGATTAAAAGATATTGCAAGGTGATAAATGTTTCTTAACTGTTCGTTTAAAACTTTACCACTTACCTTACTAGTCAGAAGATTAAGCATCGAAAACCATTCACCAACCTGAATTAATCCATCCTTTTTTTGATAAGAAAGTTCGCGATTAATTCTTCTATTATTTTCATCATAACTTGCGATTGGATATTCTGTGGTAAATGCATAAACCTCAAATGGAATTGAAACCTTCTTACAGAACCATATAAGATTAAAGAGTTGTTTTACAGTATCCAACATTACATTTGACATCGATCCAGACCAATCTAAAATAAAGATGAGACCGTGATTTTTACCGTCAGAGAGGGTGGTGATTTTTTTAAATAAGTCCTCATTATATTTGTAGGTATGAAGTTTTGAGCAATCTAAAACTCCGGTTCGAGCAGTCGTTGCCCGCGCATAAGAGTCTGCCGCCTTACGACACTCAAACTCTTTCACCAAATAATTAACCTCCTTTTGTGCCGAACGCTTAAATTCATCAAAAGACTTATCAAACTCACCAAATGCAGTTTCACGAGTGTGTTCCACAAGATCAAGAAAGTTATTCCAATCTTGCCTACAACGTTCATGTATTTGGGAATTTGAAACAATAATCTTTTTTAAATCAAGTTTAGGAATTTCCAAATAAACATTATCACCTCCACTCTTATCCAAAAGATTTTTAAGTGAATTATCCAAAGACTCTGCGGTTTTTATCTCTGGTTCAGACTCATTAGTATTAGAACTTTTTTTAAAGTCAGAAGATTTATTATTCTGTTCTTGGGAACTTTGGTCCGAGTCCCCGGCATCAGACTGTTGAGGTTGTGTCTGATTATCACTACTCGAATTTTCCAAGTCTGAAGAAGGTTGATTTTCAGGTTTTAAATCATCAGGGATATTTGCATCCTCTTCTTCTTTCTTTTTCTTACAGTATTGATAAAGAACCTCTGCAGCAATTAAGACCTCATCAAAAGTTTCGGTTTCTCCAATCAATTTGATGATCTCAATTTCTTCACCGGGTTCGATTTTAACATCAATAAAATTACCAATCTTAAATAAAAGATTTGCACGGTCGGCCAAAGTATAAGAAGAAACATCATCATCACCAAGTTGAAAGAAATCCTGTTCGGCAAGTTCCTTATATCCATTAAAGAAAGTCTTTGCAAGACCGGCATAACGGCGCTTCATTAATTTTTCAACACGAACATCTTCTACAAGATTTACATATTGTGTCGGAACATTACAGTCCTTTGTCCAATCAAAATTTGGAGTTTCTCTGGAATGCCCCACTTCATGGGATACAAGCAAATCTACAACAGCATTACTTGCTTTCCACATAGGTAAAGTCAATACCCTAGTATGGACATTAAAGCAGGCAGTCTCAACTTTCTTATACTCAACAACAATATCTTCTGTTGCTAGAAGACGAGCAAGCATTCCTTTGATTTCAAGATTGGTGGACATTTGGGTTTGTGTGGTATGAGCACATTATACAAAAAAAGAGGGTGGTGAAGCCCTCTTGTGTGCCAGTTTGAGAAGTGGTTCTTCATAGACCATATTTTCTTTTCATTTCTGCTCTTGTTTCATCTTCACGCCTGTTGCGTTCTCCGAATAAATCGTCTCTACGTGTTTTTAGACGAGCTTCCATTCTTTTTACTTTAGCCTTCCTATCAGCATAAGGAACACGATTTAATCCAGGACTTCTATGATTAACAAGAACACCTTGTGCTTTATAAGTAGTCTTTACACCTTTCTCAATTTGATTATCTGATTGGTCTGCCGCTGCCTCATTAATAATCTCTTCTCTCCACTCTTCACTCATATTTGCCATAATCACTAATGCGTTTTCATTAGTATCGGCATATCCTTCAGTAATCAAGTATTCTAGAATGGTGTCGTAAAGGTCATATGACTGCATTAAAGACCGTACTCCACCAGTAACAGTTTTAAGTGCTCCCCCAAAATCTTTATCCTTTAGTTGCTGTGCGGTTTGATCCACTTTTTGCCCAGCAATTCGTCCAGGTATTCCTAGTGCTCCTGGAATACCACCAACTTTCCTATTAGCAAAGTTCTCGATTGGTTTCTTAACTGCTCCTGCACCAGCATCAATAAATTTACCAAGAACATTTGGTTCATCATAAGACTCCTTGTAACCAGTATTAACTGGAGTTCCTCTGCGGGGTAGGGGTGGAATTGCCGAAGTTACAGGTTTTTTAGGTTTGTTCATTCCTCCGGGAGTAGGGGATTGCCCTATCTCTACACTTTTCTCACAAAGTTGCTCATAATACTCAAACAAACCCTCATCAGTCCAGTTGGAAAGATCATATCCATCGGATATAAGTTGTCCGACCCAGTTGTCATAAGAACTCATAAGTCCTCTTCTAAATTCTCTGGCAGCCTTACCAATCTTACCGGCAGTTTTTTCTGAAGCCTTCATAGCATAATTATGTCTATCAATACCAGCAGCAACAGCATCGGCAACACGACCCAAAAGTCCTTTCTTTTTTGGTTGTTGATTTGCAGCAGCAGCAACAGCAGCAGATTGTTTTTCATCTTTTACTTTCTTTTTCGCCGCTTCTTTATTGTCAATCTCTGCTTTCACCTCAGCATAAGATTTTCCGCCAGTTCTTTTCTTCGCTGCCCTTGCTTCTGTCAAATAATAATCTTCAGAAATATCATAAACAAACTCGGCAAATTCTTCTACACCAAGTTCTTCAATGAGAATTTCAACACCAATTTCATTTAATCCCATTTCACAAAAATAATGAGAGGCAATTTCTACTTCCTCATTAATTAATCGTTGTTGAGTATGAACCTGCTGATAGGCTTCGTATAAACCAATAAGTTCTTGATCTCTCATTTCTAGAAATACTTTTTAGTTATTTATGATAGTTGCACCTTATATGAAAATCCATTTCTTTTTTCAAATTTAATCACAGAATTGAATTTATCCTGCATTCCTTCCTTATGAGAAATTACAAATATATTCGCATCCTTTATTACATATTGAATAATTTTAAGAAACTCTTCTGTTCCAAAACTATCAAGAGAACTATCAAAAATTTCATCAAAAATCAGTAGATTACAATTTGCCGAATTTTTTAATCTTGCAACCTCACGCCAGGCAAATACGAGAGCAAGATTAATTTTTGCCTTTTCACCTTCACTAAAAGAACTATAAGAAAAATCTTCGTGAATTGGAGATTTAATACTCTCATTAAATTCTTCATCAAGATTAAAATTTATATAGAAATCCATCATCTGCAAATATCGATTTACCTGCTGATTGATAAATGGAAGATATTTTTTAATGATTTTAGTCTTGACTCCGTCATCCTTCAGTAAAGAATAAGCAAAATCATAATGAACTATTTTTTCCTTCTTTTCAGAAATATCCTCAATTGTTTTTTGAAGATTTTCTCTAAATTCATCTAACTTGCAGTTTTCAATATTTCTATTCTTAAGTTGTTCGGTAATTGTTTGAATTTGAGATTCAAGATCTCGCATCTGTCTTTGATTGAGCGAAATTCGAGTATTGTTTTGAGAAACTTCATGGTTTAGTTTTGTAATCTCCTTTGATAAAAGTGTAAATTGACGCTCTCGTTCTTGTTCAAATTTAATTGTATCATCAAGTTCCTGAAACCCCTTCTGAAGTTCCTTGGCCTTGTTTTGAGCGTCTGCAATTCTATTTAACCTAAAATCCTCATCAATTGTTTGAGTGCAGGTAGGGCATACCGAATTTTCGGTAAAAAATTTATGCTCTTTTGTTATGGTAGATACTTTTTGAGAGATCTTACCCCTCAAATTATTCAGTTTAATTAACTTATGATCTGCTCCTGTGACTTCTTCTTGTTCCTTAATGTATTTAAATATTTCTTCTTCTGTTACAGAATTATTTCTCATATAAATGCCAATTTCAGCATTTAACTTGTCAATTTTTTCTTGATTTGCATCTATATTGGCATTACCACGATTTTCAAGTTCCTCAATAAAGTTTTTCTGCATAGTAACTTTATCATTAAGATTTTGTTTTTTCAATTCTAAAGATTTAATTTCATCTTTTTGTTGACGAATTATTTCTTTAATCAAAGTATTCATTACCGAAAATATTCTTATATCCAGTAAATCTTCAATAACCTCACGACGATTAGCAGTCGTCAGTTGCATAAAAGGAACAAATGTGCTACTTCCTAAAATAACTATTTGTGTAAAAGACTTATAATTCAGTTTTAAAATATTATCTTCAAGAATTTTTTGATTCAGACGATCATCCGACTCTTTATGAAGAGCAACTCCATTCACCTCAATATCAAAAATACTCGGTTTAATTCCACGACGAACCAAATATTCTCTACTATTTACAGAGAACTCAATTTCAACCAGACAATCTTTTTCATTTGTAGTATTAATTAATTGATTTTTATTAATTTTACGAAATGCCTTATTGAATAAAACAAAGGTTAGAGCATCTAATACAGTACTTTTACCTGCGCCATTAGTTCCAACAATTAAATTTGTATTATCTTTTTGAAAATCAATCTCCATAAATTGATTTCCGGAACTTAAAAAGTTTTTATATCTAATTTTTTTAAATACTATCATTTTTAGGAGGAATTACAATATCATTTGGAGTAATTACGGCATACTTGTAATTATGAATTTCACAAGTCTTTATGGCAAGTTTAGAGTCAACCTCAATAATTTCCATTTCCTTTTCATAATTTTCATCATACTCTAGCATCATAGCATATCGAGTCGCATCATCCTCTTCTTCAAATAAAAACAAAACCTTTTCCCCATATCGATCTTGTACTGCATATGCACCATCATCTTTCCGACCCTTAAGAGTGAGAAGAAACATTTTATTCGATTTCACATGCCTGCTTGTAAAGATTTTCAAAGATGCCTTTAATAACACTTTTATCAAAATTAAATTCTGACTCATCAATATATCGATTTAAAACAGAAATTGTATTCTCTTCTTCTTCGACTACAAAATCATCATTTTCTTTAATTTCAAAATTTTCAACAATTTTTAGATCTTGAACTCCAATCTTATAAAGATTATCGATAAATTTTTCAAAACTTTTTGGTTTTGATTTTTTACGAACAATTACCTTTACGATTTTATTTGAATATTTTGATGCATCGAATGTTTGATATGGAGTATCATCATAATAAATGTTATAAAATAATTTATATGGATTGTTGACTGGGGTGTGTATTAAAGTTTCAGTATCAAAAATATGAAATCCACGAATATCATTAACATCAGTCCAATACATTTCATAAGGATTGCCAAGATAAAAAATCTTTCCATTATCAGAACGGGTATGATAATGTCCCGAAAATACCTTTTCAAATTTTGAAAAAATAGTTGAGTCCATACCATGATCATCCATCACAAGATGTTTATTTACATAAAATCCCCGAAGTTCAAGATGACCCATCGCAATCTTTGCATTTGACTTTTGAATTACCTTTAAAGTCTCATCATAATTATCACTACAAATCCAAGGAATTAAAGTTATATCAATTCCACCAATTTTAGTATTTGTGGGAGAACTATAAGTTTTTATATTCGAATAATCTTGAAGAAGAAGTTCTGGAGAATTAATTTCAGTAGAATTACGAAGAAAAATATCATGATTACCTACAAGCATATGAACTTCATATTTTCTAAGAGGTTCTAACACTATTTTTTTAGTCCAGTTTAATCCCCAAAAATCAATACTTTTACGATTATCAAAAGCATCCCCCATATGAATAACAGTTTTTATTTCGTGTTCTTCAAGAGTAGGGAAAAATACATTATTGTAAAATAATTCAAAATAATCATGAAGATGTTTAGAAGATTTACGTGCGGCCCAATGAGTGTCAGAAATTACGCCAATTTTCACTTTTGTTGCCTCCTACTATTTTCTTGTGCGGTTTTCATAAGATGCTCTTTGTGTGTAATAACTTGTAAGTTATCCGGATGGTGTAGTCCACCCTCAAATAAAGGAATGATATGGTCTACATCATACTGCACACCGGTAGTAAAAGTCAAGTGCTGTGCCTGTTGGTATACTTCCTGTATTTCTCGAAGTTGCTGCTCCGTAATATCTATTGGAATACCAAGTTGTTTTCTTGCAAGGTATCTCCTTGTCTTTTCACAACTTACTGCTTTACCTCTTTCAGTTTTAGCGTATTTCCTTTTTATTTCATTAACTTTTTCTTTATTATCCTCACAATATTTTTGCTTTTTCTCCTTTGTCCTATAAGGTTCCATCAACTCTTTATTATTAAGTTTTTCTAAACCAGATTTTATAGAACACGGGGCACAATTAGAAGTAGATACATATTTTTCATAACTTCCACAGTGTTTACAAATAGTTTCACTAGTATAAGTTTTTTTACCCTCTTCTATTGCTTTTAATCTATTTTTTCTTGACTGTGAGTATTGATTAGGCATAAAGCACCATAGTGTTTTATTTATTTATACACTATGGTGCGTCATCGATTTACATTTCTGTATTGAACGGCATCTTTCATACTATTGAACTCTGAATTGTTTCCGGAAAGTAATCCATCATCAACAGTCATAACTTCATCAAATCCGGTTCTTTCTATAATTTTAGTCTTAATTTCCAATTGTTTCTTTTCTTTTTGAATTCTTCTCAAAAATGCATAGTGAATGATTTGAGTAAAATAGGCAAATGGATTTTGAGATCTTTCTGGATCAAAATTATGAATGTACTGAACACAATTTTCAATTCCATCAGAGCACATATCCTCTCTAAACATATAATTTACAAAATTTGGTTTATATGAAAGATGTGTGGCAATTTTTAAAAAACATTCGCCAAGATAATTTGGAATTCTGGGTTTTCCTTCCCATGCACCAGACTTGGGTGGATACTTATCATACTTCTCAAAGTATATTTCAGATGCCTTTGCGACTTTAGATTTATAAACAATAAGAGCTTCCAATAGCTCTTTATTATTTACATAATGTTCTGATTTCTTTTTTGGCATAGCATCGGACTTCTTGTGTAAGTTGTGTTTATTATAACATATCTTTATAGGGCTTGACAAGTCTTCAAAATCTATATAGAATAGGTTTGTTGCTTTTGAAGGATTGGTATTAGAGTTCTTTGCAATCCTTAAAGAGATTTTCCAAATTCTTTCTTGCTTCCTTTACAGAAGTAACATAACCTTTTACGGATGAGGGATTTACTTCTCCATATGACTTATATACTTCTTCATTTGAATTATTAATATAATACTCATATAACTGAATTAATCTACTTTCTTTTGTTTCAGTCATTGTTATAACCTTGTCAAATTTAATAAAAAATATATCATCATTTGACATTTCCATCCAAGAATTTATTTTGACATAATAATGCCCAGTAGAAGACATCGATGGTTTCATAATCACCGGATTTTGTAAAATAATAATTGGGTCATCATTATTTTCATCTATCATAATTAATGATAGAATTTCTTCACCTGATACTAATTTTAAAATACAGTAAAATTCATCTCCCATTAGTTTTTTAGCGGTATGTTTATAATGTCATAATTAAAGTTTTCTTCTGAATATATTTTAATTCTTTCGACTAAATGATTTAAGGTGTAATTTTTTCTTGATTTGTAACTAATATCATCGGCAATATCATATAGTGTTGCCTTTATTTTATTATCACCTTTTCTTAAGACTCTTCCAATTGATTGAAGATTTCTTATTCTAGATTTACTCGGAGATGCAAAGACTACATTATGTAAGTTTTTAATATTAATTCCAGTTGAGAAAGTACCATAAGATGCAACAATAATTGCATTATTTTCTCTTTCTGTAATTTCACGAACTAATTCTCTTTCTTC